GAACGTGACCGTCTTGCCGGACACCGGGAACGAGTCCACCGTTGAAAGCGCTTGACCCGAGGTGTAGATCGCCGGACTCACGCTGACGGTGTATGCGCCGGCAATTGCCGTCGCATCCGCCGTCGCCACAAACTGCTGCAGGGAACCAGTGGACTCGCGGGTCTGCGGGTTCACTGCGAAGCAGTCAGCGATGGTGAAGACGTCGCCCTTCTTGATGACCTGCGTGCCCGTGCCGGTAATCGCAATCGTGGTGGCGCCCTGCGACGACACGGTGGTCGTCACGGTGTGCGCACCAGTGCGCGAGCCAGTCGTGTGCTGCTTGATGGACTGCGACATGTTGATCTCGTCGTAGCCCAGCACACCCTCGCCCATCATGCCGTTCTTGAACTGGCGGGAGATGGTTGAGGTCGGGTTGAACAGGCCCTTCATGCCTTCTACCAGGCCGGCGTTGGCGGCGGGGTTCACCGTCGCGTAGCGCGGCGACATCAGCGCAGCCGACTCGTTGAGCTTCTGCTGGCCCTGCAGCAGCACAAGGCTGGTAGCAGGCGTCGTGCCGGGGGTGCCGACCGACTGGAAAATGCTCTGGAACGAGTTGGCGACGTCGGCGTCGATGCTGGCCGCAAGCTGCGACACGCGCGGCTTGAGGATGCGGTCAGCGAAGTCGTCCAACGACAGGGCCATTTCGGCGGAGGTGAAATTCACGCCGATGTGCTTCTGCGAGGCGACGGTCAGCGTGGTGTACTGCTCGTTGACCTCTTGGACGCCCAGCGCGGCGCCGTTGGTGACCAGTGCGCGATCCGGCAGGCGGATGCGCAGCGTGTCGCCAATCTTGGCGCCTTCGACGGCAAAAGAACTGTCGTACTGGCGGTTGATGTTGCGGGTGATGACCAGGTTGTTCTCGAGGATTTCGAGGGCTTTCAACGTGATCATGTCGATGGTCAAAAGACTTTGAGCCATGACGATTTCCTTTCTTCAGTTCAGCGGTTTCGGGCTTCCCACTGCCGGACCTGGCGCTGCCTTTCGGCGGCAATCCAGTCACTCGGCGACATTTGCTTCACAGACCGCGGATCCGTCGTGTCAAGCGACGTTGCCGTGGACCGTGCCGTCACCGGAGAGATCGGCTGTGGTGCTGCGGTGGATTTCTTGACCGGCGGAGACGAGGCAAGTTTCGACTCGATCTTGCCGATTTCCTTTGCCTGCAGAATTGCCGGCAAGCGGGCGATACGCTCAGCTTCCTTGGGGTTGGAGCCCAAGTAGTAGGCCACATCCGGGCCTGCGTCGGACGCCTGGATGGTCTGCGCCATGATGGGCGTGATGGGCAGCTTGGGGTTGTACACGACGTCTTCGTAGTCGTCGTAACGATCCCGAGCGGCTTCTTCACGCTCACCGTGCGAGGCCAAAACCTGCGCCTGCTGCTGCTGGACTTCACGCTGCTGAACCAGTTCTGCGGCCCGCTTTTCCGCCAGCGCTTGCGCGTAGGCTTCGACGGACTCAAACTGATCAGCAGGCGGGACTTCCCTTGCCGCAGGTGCCGGCGGCGTTGCCGGTTGCTGAATCTTTCGTTCCCACTTGCGCTGCTCTTTCGCAAGCCGTTTTGCGATCAGCGCATCAACTTCCTCTTGCGAGAAAGACTTGGCCGGCTGTTCTTGCGCAGCAGAGTCCGACGCCGCCGTCGCGTCGGGTGCCGTCACGGAAATATCAGCCGGTGCAGGCTGAGCGTCCGTTACGAGAGGTTGGGTATCGTCCATGTGATTCCGAAGAATCCCCGGTCAGCCTGGCCGGTAAGGTTTCGGCGCGACTATACCATTGAAATTTTGGTGTAGCAGCAATTCACTTGCGTCAGACCGCCACCGACCCATCCATGTCAGACTGCGCCATCACCCAAGCGTAGCACTTGTCCAAGAACGAGGCGCCTTGATGCGCTTCAACATCTTCCAACGGCGCGTGATAGCGGCGGAAGTCAACTTCGCGCGTGTCGTCTTCCGGCGTTGCCGTACCGTAGCCCGCAACGTCAATCATCACGCGGAACTTCGGGCCGCCCTGCCGCTGTCGGCTGACAGCCGCAGTGACGATGCGAAAGTAAGCGCCGGCAAACGCAACGCCGTATTGAGAGCTTGCAAGATCAACTTGAATGGCCATGATGTAGCTCCTTTATGCGTAGATGACTTCAGAGGTTTGCACAGTGGCAACCCATCGAATATCAGTTGCCGCTGCGCCGGTTGCGGTCACGGCAAGACCTCCGTTTGTTGTGTCTGCCGACAATGCAAGGGTCCACCCAGGGACGTTGCTGATTGCAGTGACGGTAGACGCCACAAGCGTTGTACTGCCAGCAGTTCCTTCCCTGCGAATCAAACCTTCGATTTTCCACGCAGCAGAGGCTGTGCCGTCTGCGGCTTGCTGACGGGCGACAACGGTTCCTGTGAAAGCGTAGGCGCTGCTGTTGGAGAGAATAACTTGGTTTGACGTTCCGGCAACGCCCGTGTCAGATGTAAGAACCGTTGCAGTGTTATCTGTTGTTTGTTTGCACAACAACAAAATACCCATTTGAGAACTGCCTGCGGAGGCAGAACCCCATCCGGCAAAAGCATATTTTTTTATTTGTGAGGCATTCGCACTATCCCCAAAAGCTATTGCATCAGTTCCGCTGGCGTTTGCGCCAAAACCAATGGCTGAGCCACAGCCAATTGCAACACTTCCAGTACCACTTGCGGTTGATACATTTCCCAACGCTAAACTTCTTGTGCCGCTAGCAACATTTTGCCTGCCAATCGCTACGGACGAAGAGCCGGTTGCCTTAGAAATGCTTCCTATAGCAAGTGCGTTTGCATTTTGTGATCCATAAGTAACCGTATTGTTTGCAACAGCCGCCGCAAGGCTGTCGACGCCGGAGGCGTAGGAGCCGCCGAGAGCCATAGCTCCTTGCCCTGTAATTGCGACAGCCATGTCGCCTGATGAGTTTCTTCCAATTTGTGTTCCCAGCACGCCAATAGATGCTGTTCCGGTAGTTCTATTGTCTCCTGTAAGCCAATTAGTACCAGTGCAGACAAGTCTTACGCCCGTACCTTGCGTAAGTTTAAATTCAGTAGTTGGATCAACGCCATCTACCGTTTCTGTCCCATTTGGATCAATAGTAATGACGCCTGTACCAGTATTCCAAACCCAGCAATTGAACCCAGACCCCAGCGTCGCGGCCGCGGTCAGCGACACGGTGAACGTGCCAGCGGTGCAGTTGACGATCTTCCCGAGATCACCAGACACCACGGTGTAGGCGGCGGTCTGATCGTTGAAGGTGATCGCCCCACCCCCGCCCCCACCAGAAGCAGCAATAGTGATTGAGCCTGGGCCATTGGTAATCGTAATGTTTGACCCAGCCGTCAGCGTAGCTTTTGCCAGCGTACCGCCCGTGGTGTTGCCAATCAGCAGTTGGCCGTCGGTATAGGACGTTTGGCCAGTGCCACCGTTGGCCACTGGAAGCGTTCCCGTCACGCCCGCGGAAAGCGGCAGGCCGGTGCAGTTTGTCAACGTGCCGCTGGATGGAGTTCCAAGAACCGGCGTGGTAAACGTAGGGCTGACCGACAGCACCATGTTTCCGGTGCCTGTAACGGCGTTATTCAGCGTCACGCCGCCGTAAGTCAAGGCGCCCGACATGGACACCGCACGCGGGAACGTATACGTGTCAGCAACCCCAGGCGCACGCAGTTGCGGCGTTGCAGTGTCAAGAGCGATGACTTCAAATGCGGCCATGATTTACCTCAAACGGTGTACGATGTTCCGTTGCTTGACAAAACAGTGTTTGTCACGGTGTACGACGTTCCCGTGCTAGACAACACTGCTAAAGGAACGCTGTAGCTTGTTCCCGCGCTATTAAGCACGTTAATGGTGCCCGGCGGCGGCGGCGGCGGCGCTGCGCCAGTGTCAACGCCAAGACCGACAAGCGAGCCCAAGCCGATTGGCAGGCCGTTGCGAAGCGGAATGCCAAAGTAAGACATAGTGGGCGATTTTAGTTCTTGTTGATCGGCTCAGCGTACAGCGTGCCACCAGAAGCAATCTGGATGGCGCTGACACGCCACGGCGCACCCGTGCCGCCGGGGACGGCAAACGGAATGGGCGTGTTTGCCGGAATCGGCGTGCCGTTCGTTGCGGTGGCGGTGACGCCTTCACCAACGACGACGTAGGCCGCAGTGGTCGTCCAAACCAACACGCCCTGCGGACCTGCTGGCCACGTGTTGGTGCTGCCGGCAGTGCCGGTGTACGCCACGGCAGCGGTGGGAAACGAAGGATCGTTTACGGGGCGAAGCAATTCCACGAGGTGTCCTTTCGGGCCATCAGGCCAGGAATTTGAGCTTGTACAGGGTGCTGAGATACAACCCGATAATCTCGTCAATAATGTTCTGCAGCGGCGTGTCGGTCTTGTCGCAGACGTCGTAACGCGTGTCTTCCAGCGTCTTCAGCGAGTCTTGAAGGAACTCCAGCACGCTGTTGGTTTTGGCGGCCTGCTGCAACTCAATCGGCCCGATCAGCCCGTGCCGGCCCTGATACGCCTCGGCGAACTTATCCGCCAAGTCGATGATGCCGTCATAGAACGCGTTCAGCGCAACGTGTTTGGCGTACGAGCGCGTGTTGAGGTGCGCAGAGTGCGCCACGTCCCGCGCAAGGAACAGGTGGCCGATGAACGTCTCGCAACTCATACCGGGGCTCCTTCGGGCATCGTTTGCGGCGCACCCAGCATGCCGCCAGGCGAGGCCGGGGCCATCGGCATGAACTGGCGCTGCGCAGCCTGCAGATCACCCACCGCCATGATATCGCGCATGGTCTGAATGACCATTTCCTGGATCTGCTCGGGCCTCATGCCGGCCTGCACCACGCTCAGGCGCTTCGTCTCGGAGTCGTACTCCTTGATCTTCAGTTCCTGCGCTTCCATCGACTGGTTCACGCGCTGGAGCATCTGCATCATGCCCTGCAGTTCCTGCGTCAGCACCTGGATCTGCTGGTTCGCCGCCTGCAGCGCCGGGTCTTCCTGATCCTGCAGCAGCTTCGGGTCAATGGTCTTGCGCAGGCGCTCAGCAAGCTCGTCAGCGCCCGGCCAGTCCATGTTCTTGACGAACAGGTCGCCGGCCACGGCCCACAGTTGCGGCGAGCCCTGCAGAATCTGCGACATGGCGTCCATCGCCTCCTGACGCTTGGTCAAGTACGACGGGCCCGTGGTGACCACGACGTCGTACTTGCCGACGCCGGGGTTGTAGATCTTGGCGATGACCACGCCCGACTGGTCTTTGACCTCGCGCACCGGCTCGGGCTGCATCGGGTCCAGACGCGCCATCTTGGTCTGGCCGTCCACGCCAATAATGCGGGCGATGCGCTGCGTGTCGTAGATCTTCGGGATCAGGTCCACGATCTGCCGCGTGACGTAGCGCACCGCACGGGCCAGGTTGTCCACGTAGTGGTACGTGCCTGTGTCGGACT